GATCGCCCCGATGTCAGCAGCCTGGATAACAAGACCTGATGCAATAGCTTCAGTTTTGATAGCCTCATTAACCAAACGCATACCTGCCATACCTGTTTGTACAATCAATTGACGTTTTGGATCTGGACCTTCAAATTCTACTTTACCATTAAAGAAGTTATAGATTTCTCCACGGAACAAATCTAATGTAAAGTTATTCTTGTTATAGATTCTCTTGAAAGAGTTATCCAACTGCTTCCAAAGACCTACAGACAATCTAACATCATCTGGACCATCCTGACGTACACGACCACCGTGACCCCACATCAAGTAAGTTTCAATGTCTTTAGCAATTTTAGTCAAATGTGCTGATTCCATTTGAGTCAAGAAAGTTCTAGAAAGATCACCATTGTCAAATGCTTTCTTCACTTTATCTTTACCCATAACTTTAACCATGTCCTCCAAAGAGTTAATAGAAGGATCCATTGTACGGTCAAAGTTTCTCCAGATTTCAGTTACAGGAACTGTACCATCTGCATTCATACCACCTTTCAACATCAAATCTGCACGAGAAGAAATTGAATAATGTACGTGAGCTTCAGCATTACCTACAAAGTTGTAGAATTCACGGAAACCGGCACCTGTAGAAATATCAGAGAATCTTTCTCCGTATTCACCACGTGCAGAACCTTTGCGGAAAAACTTAGTTCCAGAAGCCAAGAAACGGTTTTCAATAAAACGTGCATTAGCATTGTTAACCAAAGTAGCTGTGTAAACAAAACCATCACCTGTAGGAAGAATATCTTCATCAGTAATGTAAAGTTCCACACCATTATACTTATCATAAGTAATAATGTCTCCGTGACCAAATTCACGCTTGTTAAGTTTAATACGGAAAGATGTACCATCTACTCCTTTGAACTCATTGGCTGGTTCAACATCCTCAATGATATAAGGAAGATCCTGAGATACAGGAGTCTGCCACTTATACTCACCACGAGCATTGTCAACCATAATTACGTTTTTACCACCAAAGTTAGCCATTTGATAAAGTGGCATCTCTACTTTTTGTGACATAGCCCAAAGATCTACAGGTCCCATATCCATAGGCTCTGCGTCTTTTAGCATATTAACTAAGTGATAAGAATCTACGTGTGAACTTACTTGGTAAGCGGTATCCCGTAGAAAAATACCATTGTTTAAAACTGGTGTACTCATTTGTTTTTGTTTATTTATTTATTTATTTATTTATTTATCTACTAAATATGTTTTTATTTGGTTTTTGTAAAGTTCTTTTAGGGTTACTGTTTGTTCTCACTTGAGATTCTATATTAGTACCACTAGAGGTTAACCTTCTACCTTCTTCTGTTATTAAAGTTTTAACCGTTTTAGCTACAGTTTCATTAGACCCTTGTGATTTTAATTTTGAGCGGTAGCCATCAGGATCCTGAAGTAACCATAAAGCTTCTGCAATTAAATCATGTCTTGGTTCTACAAACTGATATTTTTCTAACAAGTGCCCTAACAGATTTGTGTTTCTGCCAGATATAGATGGATAATTAGGTTGAACTAATCCACTATACAACATGCTTTGTGTTTTACGGTCAATTTTTAAACCATTTAATTCACCATTTAACAGTGTATTATATACATTTTCTGTATAAGATTGAGCAGCTTCAGCTTGTCTTTGTTTTTGTGCCTCTTGTTCTGCAAGTTTATGTTGAACAATAGATTCTTGCATTTTGTCAAGTTTAGGCTTAAACTGTTCTGCTTTTTTCTCTAATCTACCTAAATCTTTTAAATCCTCAATTTCTGCTTCAATTTCTTCTGGTGTGCCAAATTGAGTAGCATAGAAGTATTGTCTTGTAATTTCTTCCTGATCTCTTTCATTTGTAACATCTAATTCAAACACTTCTTCTACTTGAGCCAGTGTTTTGAATAGTCCTTTTAGATCCTGTCCGCCATCAGCAACATACTTAGCTGCTACTTGAAGCTCTCTAGGTAAAGAATTAAAAAACTCTTGTGGTACCTGTTGTTTAACTGCAGCTTCACGTTCTTGAAAATTAGCTTCAAATAACTCACGGAAGTCAGCAGCTGTATATTCATCTAATGGTTTGTCATCATCAAAAGGAATTAAACTACCTTCTTCAATCATTTTACTAGCTATTTCAAGTAGACCGCTTTTATCTATTTTTGGTCTGCCTCCTTTAGCTTGATTAGTTTCTTCTTCTGAAATTAATTCATCTAACTGTTGAATTGTTTCTTCTACTAAATTGTCAATGTCCGCAGTTGATTCTGGACTTACTTCAGTAGTAGAAGTTTGTTTATCCGGGTTGTCAAGGAACGTGGTGTCTACAGTCTCTTTTTTAAAAAAAGACTTTGACTTTTCTTCTTCTGGTGTCATAATGCTATCAGCACCTACACCAAAAATCTCATCAATGTTTAAATCTAACTCCTCTACCGTTGTAGATTCGTTAATAGTTTCATTTTCTTGTAACATACTTGTTGGTTTTGTTTGTTTGTACAATAATAATATAGGTATTTTCTAAATTATAAACTTATTAAATTTAAAATAAATAAGTTTTAAAAAAATAAAAAACGCATTATATGGCAAAAAGATAATCTCTATTCTTTTCCTTTACTTTTTTCTGGTTTAAAATCGTATTTATTTTTATTTTCTTTAGCTACTTGTAGTTGTTTTTCTGCTATTTCTCTTTGAGCTTGTAGTTTTTCTCTTTCAATCTGAAGCTTTTCAGTTTTAAGCATAGTATCATTAGTCATCTTATCTCTTTGTAAGGATGTTTGTGCCTGATATCTTTCTGATTCTTGAAGTTTATCCATGTAATCTACATAATCAGATTGTAAGTTTTGATCCACATCTTGCATAGCACCGTAACCGGCAGCTCTAATTTCAGCAACAAGAATATCTTTTCTTCTGTCTTTTTCTTTTTCAGCAGCAGTTTGATCACGTTTAGCTTGTTCTTCTGCAGCTCTAGCTTGTATTTCTTGTTCCTGAAGTTTTTGTTGATGCGCTTGCTCTTGTTGCATTTGTTGTTGAACTTTTTCTTCAGAAGCTTTCATTACACTATTAAGCTCAGAAATAGATTGAGATTGAACAACTCTACCTAAATCATAAATAGAAGCTCCAGTGGTATTATTAGAAATAGCCATTTGCTTTAACTGTTCTAACACAAATCTATGATTAGATGTAGTACTACAAAATATATTAAGATCTCTAAGTAATAAATCTACACCATTAATTTCAAAGTTTATTTTGTCTTCATTAGTAGTTTGATAAGTTAATCTTACTGATGGTTTTGTAGAATGATAATACTGAGCTAAGTTAGTTCTCATCTCGTGCACTCTAGGCATTAAATAATCAGAGTGTTGTATAAAATACATTTCTGTTTGAGCATGAGACGCATTTACAGATTGTTGAATTCCCGTAGCTGTATCTTGTTGACCAATTTGTTGACCTAATCTTTGTGGTGTAATACCAATAGTTTCGTAAGCTTGTTGTTTAAAATAATTCCCTAGCTGTACTCTAGACATTAATCTATTAGATTGTTCCATGTCTAGTTTTTGGAAATGCTGGAAATTAAGTGGGTTTTCGGTATTAGTTATTGTAGTATCTAATGGAAGAATCTGGAAGTTCTTCATAGCAACATAAGCTTTAGCGTAGTTACCTTTACCCCAATCTTCACCAAGAGAATGTTTAGGCAATCCGTTTTGATCCAAAAGAATTACCGTACCTAATTCATCTACTAATATATCTGCAATTTGATTATTTACTAAGTTGTATGCAATTTGAAAAGGTTTCATAAGATCTACCAGAGCAGTTGATTTAGTATTTCTATCAGAAAAAACAGCTCCTTCTACAGGCATTTTACAACCGTACAAACTGTTATCTCCTTTAAATTGAAATCTTACAGGTCCTATTTCATTTTTATCTATACCTAAATAAATAGGGGCAAATCCGTCTGGATTATTCATCCCCCAAAAACTAGGTAAGTTTGGTCCTAATTTTACACCCCCCCATACCTCATTTACATAAATCCAATCAATGTGTTCACCAAATACTAAATTATCTCTAGTTTTGTTTTTCATTAATCTATTATCATAGACAGGTTTATCTAATACTTTATAATCCTCTGTTATAATTTCTTGAACTACATCTCCTGTATCATCTATTTTAGTTAAATGACCCAGTTTTCTTTGTGATTTCCAATATACAACAGTTTCCCGTACCAGATACGCAGTTCCCTCATTATCAAAATCTTCACTGTTATATAATACCTGGTTAATTGGATCTGCTCCTCCAGCTACTCTTTGACCTACTGCTGAAGTATATTGTCTCATTGCTAGAGAAGGCATGTTAGTATTCCATTCATGAGAACGTGAAGTATCATAAAAAGAACCATCATTCTGTTGACCTCCTATTGTATAACCAGCTGATCTTATAGGATAGACTGCTTCTAAGGCCTCCATTTGATCTTCTGTCATAAGATATCCATATTTATCAATAGCGTCTGCTACAGTGATCATTTCTGTTTTCCCAATCCAATGAGCATCTGACATATATCTAGTTCCCGGAGCTTTATGATAAAAAGTAAGCAAAGGGTTCCACAACTCAATATCATAATCATCTTCCATCATTCTAAAATGAAAGAATTCAGAATCTGTAATAAGCATGTCACGGAAACCTCTTTCCTCTAACTCTTCAAATCTAAATCTTTCTACATCTACTCTGTGTTGGTGCTCTGCCCACTGCTCATACATAGAACGGTAATCTTTTTTAAAGAAACTTTCTATTTCAGGTAGTGACTTAAGATTTTCAGGATTAAGTTGTTGTTGAGCTTCTTCTGACGCAGGGTTCATTCCCTGTTCCATCATAGCAGCAATTATTTTAGTTTGAGCTTCAGATAATAGAACATCTTCAATCATTGTTCTTTTTTGTTCTAAAAGCTCATTGTAAGAATACTCATCTACAGCTCTATAAGTTACTTTAGTATTTCTTTTAGCAAATTCTGAAGTAAGTACATTTATAACGTTAGGAATAATAGGATAAAATTTTAACTCTAAAGCTGTGTCATCTTCTTGAGTAAGATATTCTATAACATCTCTATACTCAGGATCTTCTTCTACAATGTAATCTGTTTTATCTATAACACCTTGAGCTAACTTATAATTTTTTAAGAGTCTTCTAGATTTTTTGTTTATTTGTTTTACTCCGTTCCACTCAAGCCAATCAAGATTCCATGCTGCCCATTCTCTATCTTTTTCTTTGTTTGGTAAAAACTGTAAAGGCTGGGTTATTGCACCCATTCTATTTTCTTTAGATTTAACACCTTTCTTAAGTTGCATTGCTGAAACTACTTGCATATTTTTTTATTTAAGATTTTTAAATGCGCTTTTTCTTACACCTTGAGCTTTGTTTGGTGATAAATGCCGAAACGGGCTCTTATTTAATTTATACAATTTTGCGGACTTTTCCAAATTTTTAGCAGCATCATCTTTCTCAACTCTCTCTTTTATACCAGTATTAGATTCTAATATTTTAATATAAGCAACTAATGCTGCAAAAGAAACTAGTCTATCCACGTTAAGTCCTTCTTCATATGCTTGCATTTCTACAATTAGCATTGGATCCGGAATTCTTTCCACACCATATGTAGTTTTAACTACTGTTCCATCTGGTTTTGTTTCTTCATCAATACTTTCTTTTAGATATTCTATTACATAACTTAATAAATGATCTTTAAATAACCGTCCCGTATTTTTCCAACCATAATCTTGGTATACAGATAAATTAGAACCTAACTCTTTTAAAAAAACCATTTCATCTCTTCTCACTAAATATTTTTGTTTATTTAAACCAATCATGTAATTAATAAAAAGAGATATGTTATTTTCAACTAAAGTTTTAGCATTGTACCATTCTATGATTAATCTTAATCTTTCATGTGTTTTATTTATATCATCAAATCTACCACACCAAGCAGCAACAACTTTATCTCTTTCAACATATGTAGTTACTTCTGTACCGTTAATTTTTTTAACTTGTATTTTTCTTTTATAAACATATATAGAACACAATGATTCAGAACTTACTGTTTTCCCCTCGGATACCGGGTCAATAGATGCATAATACATATTGAATTCTGGGTTTTCAACAGGTCTTTCCCAAACTACTAAAACTCCTGTTTTATCAGTAGCTTTTTTAGAAACAGGAAATTCAGACACAGGTAATTTGCTGGTTATTTTTACTTGGGGTTTCCCTTGACCATCTGAAAATATATCTAAGAACTCATAAGGGTATTCTTTATTTCTAATTCTTTCTGCTTGATGTGACAGTAAGTGTTGTGGAAATTTAGACACCGTTCTTGTAGCAAAAGCTTCTTTTATATTTCTAGGATGCTGAGATATTCTTAACTGATACTGCTCCGGAGTTAAATCTTTTTTCCAATTACTAAATTGTTCTTCTAAAGCACTTAAAGCTTCTTCAACTTTAG